GTTGGTGATGTACCCATACTTCGTTGCCAGTTTCTGGGCACTTAAAGTCTAACCTAGGAAAGCACCAACACAAAGGGGTCATCACATGCCCCTCGCCCAAGAAGTGCGTCCTGACGACAGGCTCACTCGGAATAGGGGTTGGTTCTTCTTTGTCTGCCAGTGTCTGCATAGTCTTCTTCATCCCAGTCATCAGCGGGTGGTGGGTCAACCTCGAGCCAGCCAGCATCCCTCAAGAACCGCAGGGCCTGCGTAGCAGAGTCCACGAAGTCATCGTGCGTTGTCTCAGGGAACGAGCATATCTGGGACACGAACCCTTCAGCCCAGTCACGCACATAGCCCTTCCTCTGGGACGACTCAGGTATCCACACCCGGCCGCGGCTGATGATGTTGCTGACGATGTTCAGGCGCTGCAGCTTGTCAGCCTTGCCGGGGTTATACGCCCTCACAGGCAGGTGCGCTCTCTGCAGGTCTTGGATCAGAGAAATGCCTGCGGACTTGTCCTCGATGAGTATGAGATCCACTCGCTTCTTCTCTTTGCCCTCCCCGAAGATCGTCTCGTACTCATCAATAACCTTCGGCCGCAGGTCGGGATACTGCATCCTCTCCTGCCAGCAATCAATAAGCATCGCTGACATAGGCCCGTCAAGTGGCTTAAAGACTCCCCAGGTCGTACAGGCAGTTGGGTCATTCTGTGTCTTCTCACTGGTGGCGCAGTCGTAGGACTGGACGATGTACTCAAACTTGGGGAAGGGCTTGCCATCAGGCCACAACTTGAACATGCTGCGCTGCACAATCCCGCCCTCTTCAGGGTCGATGATCTCAGCGTGGATTTCCTGCCTGCCTAGCTTCGTCCCCTCGTACTGCAGGATCTGCTTCTGGAAGGACGGCGCTAGGTTCGCGAGGTTGGCGTAGGTACTGGCAGTCGTCAGGGCTACATCGTCACCCTCGCGGCCGACCAGTTCAACGATCAGATCCTTCGGCCGCGGGGTAGTGGTGGCAACGATGCGGGTTCTGGTTCCCAGGCGCACAGAGAACTGGATCTGGTCCCAGGCTTCCTGCAGGTAGTCCCAGGCAGCAAGCTCATCAAGCCATGCCCCGTGGAACTGCGGCCCCCGGAAGCGCTCAGGCTCACTGGCAGGGATGCCCTTGATCAGCGAGCCGTTGGTGAGCTTCAGTTCGTGGTGCTGCTTGTTGTAGTCAGCTATCAGCGGGGAAGGGATGACGTTCAGAAGGCCGCTATCGCCCTCAAAGCACGTAGCCTTGACGTCAGCACTGGTCGGCGCTCCAACGAGCCAGCGTGTCCCTGGCTCCGTCCAGGCCCACCAACCTACCTGCTCTGCTGCTGTGCGTGTCTTGCCTGCCCCGCGGCCCGCTAGGAGCAGCCAGATCGTCCACCAATCGCCCGGAGGCGGCATCTGGTGCTTGTGTGCCTTCTCGATCCAGTTAGCCCGCCACAGGTACGCTAGGCGCTTCTCAGGGGGTAGTGTCTTGAGAGCCTGCAGGACATCAGGCTGCTGGAAGGCTTCGGCTAGGCTCATGCGAACATGTCTGTCTGCCGTGCCTGCTGCTCAAGATGGGACTCGATGACCTTGCGGATCTTGCTCTCCCACTTAGCAGGGTACAGAGCAAAGCAGTGAGATCCACTGCCGGTAGTCTTAGGCCGGTTGTCCTTCGGCGGGTTCTCTCCGAACTCCTGCTGATAGGTGTGGGCCATCTCGGACCCAACAGACCACGATGTCTTGTTATCTAGCACCACGCCCATCAGGCGGGCAACTTGAGGAACCGTGATCCTGTTGTCCATCATTCACCCCTAGCTTCCAGCATGGCGTCAGCAAGCTGGTAGGCGATTGCTGCAACCGACGACAGGCCAAACAGGATTCCCCAGTCTTCCCCCATCGGCTCGTTCTCCCCACGTTCCGTAAGCATGCGGTACTCTGCAAGCGCCATCGGCATCGCCTTAGCTGCGAAGTAGTCGCGCAGGGTCATGCCGTGTTCCCCCTCGGCTAGATCGTAGTGCTGAGCCGGAAACGCCGGTCCACCGTCTCTCATCATTCCCCCGCGGTCTTGCGCAGTTCAGCGTTGGTCATCAGAGCCTCCAGCAGCTTGTCTGCCTTAATCTCAGCTTCGACTTTGATCGGGGACTCAGCATCCCCAGCAACAGCGATCCTGTCGCCGTAGCGTTTAGGGTTCCATTTAGCTAGCAGCTTCAGCGTGATCTCAGCCCGAGCCTTCACCAACTGCACATAGCCCGGATCAATCCGGCCGCCACCCTCAGTCAGCATGCGCTCAGGCTCGTCATACATCTCAGCGTAAGCCTTCTCAGCCATTGCATCCTGCCCAGCTTCACGCGCCTGTGCGATCCGTTCAGAAAGCGTGGCGTCCAGCGACATCCACGAATACACCGACACCCAAGAGGGCATGTGATCGTCTCTGCATATCTGGCGCAGTGGCTCACCGTTACTGAGTCTTTGGCAGATCTCTGCTGCAAGCTCTGGTGTGTACTTGGAGGGCCTGCCGATCTTCTTGGGAGTCTTTGGAAGCGCCGCCTCAGCCTTGATCTCTGGCTTTGGTGGCTCCTGGGCTGTTTGAGGGGCTTTGCGGGGCATGTTGGGCTCCAGCGTTTAATCTGGAGTTGATTCTATTCTCAGTTTGCCAGCCAATAGTCAACCCATTCAGGGCGAAGGCGTTTCTGGACTTCGCGCTCAAGGTCGTCCCACTGTTCTTCAGTGATGTCGTCTTCTGCGGTCTTGCCGTTGAGCTTGACGATGAAGGCACCGTCTTCGTCGTACTCTACTGTGCGCTTGATGGCGTTCAGGGTGATGTCGAACTTGAGTTCGGTCACTTCGGGGGTTTCGGGCCTGTCGGGGTCGAAGGAGGAGATGTATCCGTACAGCATGATGTCTTCTCTGTAGTTGTTGGGGCCGAAGCCCCGTTGGTTTACTTCACGTTGCACAGCACTCGTTGGTGCAGGCGCTGGATGTTGTATCCACCAGCCAGAATGGCTTCGACCGTCACGCGGCGATTGCCGTTGATCCAGAACACGCCACGGAAGCCATCATCGCAGTAACCGACTTCAGCATTCTCAACCACCTCGACGCCGGCTTTCAGCAGCTTGGCTGCGATCTTCGCGTTACGCGCCTTGGTGCTGGCAGCGGCGTTCTTGCGCATGAATTCTTCGACGCCTGCCTTGCTGTTCTGCGTGAAGACTGCATACCAAGTCTTGCCACCGCAGATGGCGAACATGCGGGGATAAACACCACCCCAGGCGCCACGCTTGTTCAGTTCTTCGTACTCGTCGGTTTTCTTGAACTCATACAGCGCGGCGCGGCGCTCCATTGCCCAGGCCACATCGCCGTCAGCGATCTTGGCGTCCTGTTCAGCAAAGAAGGCTTGCAGGCTGTTGGCGATGGTTTCGATTGCGTTCATTTCTCTGTTCCTTCTCTGTTGAACTGCTTGATCGCAGTGTCTGCAGTGTAATCGATTCTTAAGGTTGGTAGTAAATACCCCACTGTTACATGGGGTCTTGCTCACGCCATCTCGACTACCTTGGGACGCTGGATCGAGGTCTGCGCCACGCCTTGGTACATCTCATGATCCTTGATCGTGGCCTTGATGGTGTTGGTGTCACCCACTGCGCCCAGGTCAACCAAGCCCTTGTAGGTGATCACGTTGCCGTGCTGGTCACGGGCGATGGTGATGTAGTTGGTGCCATAGAACTGGCTCTGCAGGACGATGATGCGCTCGACAGTGATGGTCATCTCGACCTTGCTGCCAATCGAACCTACAAAGGCGCTGGAGGCGTTCTTGGCACGCTTGGCTACCTCACCCTCAACCAGAGCAATCTGGCGCTCTGTAGGGGCCTTCATGCGGCCCATGAACTCCTCGCAGAACTTCGTCCAGAAGTCGCCAGTCAGGCTCTGCAACTTGGCGATGAAGTCAGCGTTGCCAGACAGGAATGCTTGCTGCTCTGCGGATGCGTTGCGGGCAGCTTCTTCGGCCGCGGCAACAGCCTTGGCTGCACGATTAGCCTCCCTGGTAGCTGCAGCCTTGTTGACACGGGCCAGTTCCACTTCAGTGAACAAGCGCTCCTTGCGCTCACCGCGGATGCCAGTGTTGCTGCAGGTCCAGCACTGGAAGCCAGTCAGGCTGTAGGGCTGGCCGTTCATGGTGCCCATCACCCACAGACGCTGGCCGTTGATCACATGGCAACGATCACAAGTGACATTGACGAATCGAACAGCCTTGCCGTTGTCGTCATAGCTGACGTTGCCGGTGAACTCTTTTCCTTCGCGGGTGAACAACATGATTCGCTTCCTTCTCTGTTACCTGCTTGATTGCAGTGATGCTAGTGTAAGCGATGGTTCAAGAGCGTGTATATAGCTTGTCCTACTTTTTTGGTGGGTCAATCACCAGAGTCGCCTCTCCTGCGACAGCCCATCGGTTTGTGGTGGGCTTAAAGACACACTCCGCCCAGTGATCTTTGTAGCGCTTGAAGTAGCGCTTCCTTCCCTCGGGGCAGGGTTGCTTGTTGATGTCCTCCGTCACCACCAGAATGGACTTGCGGTCCTCAATGATCGTGCAGAGGGTTTTATCCCCCCAAGTCAGGATGACGCCCTTAGTCATACTTGCCGCTACCCCAGATGCCTGGGCGGAAGTCATGAGAGAAGACGTGCGAATCGAAGCCCTTGACCGAACCCGTAGGGATCCAGCACGGGGCGTCGATGATGTCTTCTGCTGCAAAGTCAGCGCCGAACCCAGGCTTGCGGTCTAAGCCTGCAACCCATTCGTTTCCGGTGCGGTGTGTTGTGTTGTTCATCAGAATAGTCCTTCAGGTAGTTCGCTGTGGGGGATGGGGTCTGGCCTTGTGGGAGGGATGTCATCCGTCTTTGAGGGACTGACTGTTCCGAAAGGCCAGACAGGAGGGGCGTTAGGTGCCCGCCTCCCGTCTGGTTGTGTGTGCATCAGATGGCGGTGGTCTTGATGCTGTAGACCGCGGTGGTCTTGGTGTGCTTAGCGATCAGGTCGGCCGGAATGCTGAGTTCTGCCGCAATAGCCTTCCAGTCAACCGTGCTGCGATTGGACTCGCTGTAGGTGGCCTTGTAGCTGGCACCCTCGAAAGACTTCTGGCCGGACAGGCTGGCGCGGTCCTTGAGTTCGTCCTTGATGGCATCGGCTTGCTTGGTGAGTTCTGCGATCTTGGCGTTGAGAGCGCCGAGCGTGTCGATCTTGACGCACTGCTCAACTCCGTTGAAGAACTCAACTTGTGCGGGGGTCAGGGCTGCATTCATTTCGCTATCCTTCACTGATCTACTGCAACATCGCAGTGATGCTAGTGTAAGCGACAGTTTAAGTTGGCATCAATAGGTTCCTGACTACTTTGTGGGGTTAATCAATTCCAGCGTGTCTTTCAGGAGGTCTTCCTCAGTGAAGCCCCAATGTTTTGGGAAGCCCTTCGTGCCCAGCCCATGCACTCCCGTGTTGCCGCGGTGATGCTCCGGACAAAGAGGGATCACGCTGAAGTGACCGCTGCGCTTGCCCATGCCTGCCCCGTGCCTGGGGTGATGGAGTTCTGCAGGCGTACCTGGGTGGCCCATCCTGCGGCATACAGCGCAGCCTAGCTCGGCCACCTTAGCCATATGCTTCTTCTCTGCCAGTGTCGTCATAGGACCGCCTTGATCTCCTGACGCTTGCTGCTTTCCTGGCTGCGCCAGACGTCAATCCTGGCCTGCGCAGCTACTAACCCCC